GTCAGGTATACGTTATTTAAAACTACTGCCACAGGATCTTGGTAGCCTGCTGGCAACTCATATGTAAGTTGTGTAGTATCACTTATAATGTAACGTGTTACACTGCGATCAAACACATACACGGCTCCAGAATTCACTCCTGCATCTGATTCGTCAACGCTGGCTCCGATAACAATTTGACGACCATCGGTTGTGGTATGAATACTAGATCCAAATCTTGAGGCTGCAGGACCTTCGATGGCCGCCATTGGTTGCCAATAGGTTCCGGTTATTATTTTGATTGCGCTGTCAAGATCTGGAGCGGTTGTAAATGTTATTGGATAATCGCCCGATGTGGAGAAGGTATAATCAACACCAGGAACTTGAATTACATCGTCAACATACACAATAAAACTTTCAATATTATCAGCAGTGTATAGATACGGTCCTAGATCAAACACAGTTTCAACTCCGTCGCCAACATAATCTTGTTGGACTTTGCGTGTTATAATTAATTTTTCGCCTTCGACTGGAATTCCTGCCAGATTAATTACAGTACCAGCCACAGTATAGCCAACTCCGATGGTTAAAAGTTCATTGTTTAATACCACTGCCAACTGTAATTCGTTATCAAATTCAATTATACCACCTACATTGTAAACTTGATAAACACCGGGAGTAACAAATTGTGCTGTTTGCCCGGGTATAGTAATACGACCGTAAGGGTAAACTTTATTTTGTCCTGGGGCTGAGACATACATCCATTGCTCATCCTGACTTATGGTTACACTATAACCAAATTCCGCATTGGCATAATCACCATCAGGCGAGATTAATAGTTGACGCTCTTCAAATGTTGTGCTGCCTGTAGGCCGGTATATTGCAACAGCATAACCTTGATTACTGTTACTTGCACTGGCACCGGCTATGGCCCACTCTTGGTATCCTATTTGTATGGCATTGCCAAAACCAAGTGTGCCAGCTGCATTTAATAATAAAACAGAATTTTCAGAATAGTTATCGTTGACGTCTTTAACATAGGTATAGATTGCACCAGTGCCGTTGTCACCGCCTGTGGGTGCGCCGATCATAGCGATAATGTTTTGATATCCTTGTGCAACGGCGCTGCCGTAGCCCGAATTGATCACAGGGAGTGTGGGTGTTATGGCTCCAGCATCAGTAAAAGGATCAGTTTTTTCCAAAACTTCCCAAAGCCCGGCGCCGTTATTATCTACCCAAACTTTAGCACCCGGTACCAGGGCATCTGTATAAGGAAGACTCAGCACATCGCTGGCCTGACTGACACGCATGGTCTGTAGGCTAAATCCCAATCCAGAACCGGTTACAGTATTTGTTATGGTCAATGCTATAGCAATTGATGTCAACCCTGGCAGTGCCAGCACACGATACACTCCATCAACTGTGGTGTCTAAGAATCTAATTATAACTATGTCACCCACTGCTAATCCAGGTGGACGAGTAAATGTTACAATTGTAGTGCCGTTGAGATTTGGTGTGGCAGACCTTATGTACCCAGGAACTTCGGTACATCTATAAACATTCCAATCATAGGCATTGCTTTTTGCTGCCCATACTGTGGTTCCAATGCCAATAGTATTTAAAACGCCAGTGGCCAAGCCCAATTGGCCTTCGAGATCAAATACAGTTATATCTACATCTTGTAAATTTACATATCCTGCGCTGGGCAATGCAGAATCTGCAACTGGCATAAAGGCAGTTGGAAAAATGTCCGGGCTGGTTACATTGTAGCTTTCTCTCCACAGATCTTCGTACAATATGGTTTGATCAGCTACACTAGATTCTTGAGGGGCAACAATCTGCACGGTTCCTGGATTTGCAGTCAACAATGCTTCGTTGAGTCGCATTTCAACAAATCTACGGTTGGCATTGGCACCATATATGCCACGCTGGATTCCCCAGTTTTCATATATTTGATACTGTGCTGTTTCTTTGTTGAGATTGGCATTGGTCAACAGGCGCACACTGTTGAGAGTGCCTTTGTCTTTGATCAACTGTTGATATAGATTGACTTGACTTATATCACCCAGGTTCAAATCAACCATATACTGGCGTGGTCTAAATCCAATCAATCCAAATGCAAATAAATCCTGTTCAAGCTGTAGATTGGCCTGATTAACGTCGTAACTGTTGGCCAGTTGATTGGACAATAATGGAATATTTTGTAATAGTCCGCCTTGTATTTTAGTGTAATTGCTTTGTGACCAAAGAGATTGATTCCACTGTGTAGAAGGTTGCACAATGTCAAGGGCTTGCCAATAGTTGTTTTTGTAAATGACAATTTCGCCTTTGGTATATTTTTGCAAAGGTTGCCATTCTTTTACTGTCTGTGTGTTGTTGTTTATAAATCCTTGTGCGTCTAACTGTCCGTTCCATTCAGCGGCAACTGTTGCTATAACCGTAACACGGCTTTGTCTTGCACCAGTTGCTGGATCATACAATAGGTCACCAAACACACTGACATTGTCTAAAATAACCAAGCTCTCATAACTGGTTTGGCGTAGCGCAATATAACTTATAGTTTGTTCATTTAAACTGTTTACTCTAAATGTGTTCTCGTAACGATCTATCACCAATTGAGCCGTAGGAATTGTAGTTCTGTTTTGATCTAGAATTAAATTTTCTGGGGTTTGTGTAACAATCGAATCAACCACAGCTTCGGGGGTAATCAAGGTCAACTGTTGAGCTGTGGGATTTAAACTGATCACACTGCCGGTCATCCATCCTTGGTTGGCCCAATACAAATATTCCTGGACCATTTGGTTCCAGTCTAGTGTTTTACCGTTCTCTCTGGCATCAAACACTAGACCTTGACTTTCTAACAAGGCGCCGTAGCTCAACAAGAAGTCGGCCACAACCGTTTGATTGGTAAACACGTATCCATACGGTACCTGCACAATGTTTTGACTGTATGTAGTTGGCACAGTAACTCTGGTACCGCCAGCAGTAATAACCCGTGTTGGTCCTCCAGTACGGCTGGCTAATATTTCAAAGTATGGATTGGTTAAACTATATCCAGTAACTGACCATCCACCTGCAACAACTTGAACAATAACAGCACTGTATAAAGTTTGACTAAATGGCTGGTTCTTGTATACCAATAGATTGTAACTGTTGTCTGGTATCAATAGACTACTGTTTGTGCTGTCAGGGCTGGCAGTTTCTGCAACAATCTCAAGATATTGCTTGTCTGTAAACGTGCCCATTCTATAGCATAATCTTACATCAAGTAACGATAAATCTTTTGTTAGTTTGTCAGTTGAGTTAATGCCCAACTGACGGTTATAGTCAACAATCCAGTCAATGTAGCTGGCTTTGCTAAGGCCGTTGCCGTATACTTCTACACCATTGGCATCCAGTCTATAACGTTGGTTATATAAGAATTGTTCAAGATCTGCGTCATACTTGTAAAGATCTCTATCGGCAAATAAACTAAAGAATTTAGCAGGGCGTGTGAGTGCCAACAATCGCATGACTGCAAACGGAAATGACGAACTGGTGCGCCAACTGTACTCAACTGGACCTTCATCGCCAAACACCCAGCTTTTCTGCCACTGGCTCGAATCATATTGTCCTACTACACTGATAAACGGACTTAATAATGTACCTTCACTGTCAACTGGTATCACTTGGGCCAATCCAGGACGAGCATATTTAGGCAAGTAGTATGTGCCTGCAGGATCTGCAACTTTTCCTGCGGCCAGGTCGTCCCACAGTACCAAGTTGCCCGAGGTATAAGGAGCAGGACCATAAACATCAGTCCACCAACTGGGTTCCTGACTGAACCCTAACATTTCCCACGGTGTGGTCTGCGGAGTTGGTGTGTCATAGAAATATTGATAGATACCACGCCACGCACCAACCGGTAAAGGTAGTTCGTTGCTGCTGGTTGTACCCGTGAGCTTGTTGCCTGCGGCACTGTAGTTCCATGTAAATTGATTTGCAGAATTATAAGTCTGTTCTGAATAGGTCAGTTTGTTCCAGCCCAACCAGCTTAAAAAGCTAGGTGCTAATATTTCATTGATCTCTGCAAGACTATAGCCAGTAGATCTAAACTGCCCTGGTGTAACATCAGTTATTGTCAACGGTATGTCAGATTTAATTTTTAAGTTGTTGAAAATTCTAGTTTCAAACTCCAACAGCAATTGATCTCTGAAATCACCAAAGGCCAAGGTAATGCTTCCGTCATGTCCTTGAATAACCAGTTGCGGATTCTCTGGAGTGGAATTAATATATGTGTAGTCAGGATAAATCTTGGGCTGGAATGCAGGATAAAGTCCTAGCTTGGTAGGAGTATTAGGAACAAATGTTCCATAGGTAGTGGCGTATTCCTGTATAGTAATTACATCGCCTACTGACAGCGGCACAGTTATGGTCAATGTAGGAGTGTCTGTGCTGACAACATAGTCATACCCAGACTGTAAAAGGACGTCATTGACATATACCAATACACTTTGATAGTTTGAACTAGTAAAAGTATAGGTAGTATTAAGATTAAACGTTGGTGTTGAAATCTGTGAATAAGTTGTAGTAGCTGTGGTATACACCGGATTAGCCGGCAACATGTCTGTCCAGTAAAACGGATTAGTTTGGGTGCGTCCAGCAATTAACTGTGTAATAATAGCTGTCAACATCGCCGGAATTGTATAATTTGTATAATCTGTAGTCACGGCCGCGTTCAGCAACTGTGCTTTATACTGTTCATATTCTCTACTGCTGTAGGCCAATGAATCAAAAATATTATATTGTTTTGACCTCATAAAATAACCAGCCAAGGTCATTGGCGAACTATTTTGTATAATGTTGGTGCCATAAGGTACAATATTACCCAGGTCTCGAGTATTGTTATTTCCATTGATTGGACCAACCAATCCTAATAGGTTCTCACAAATTGATTCGTAGTGTGTTCTTGCAGTGCCTACAGTAAAGTATGGACTGTTGACATTGAGCGGATTATTTTCAAGGTTAATAGGAACTTGATAAAATGCCACTTTGCTTGATTGGTCGCTGAGCACAAGAACTTCAATAATGTCACCAATGGCAAACGCTGTGCCATTGTTATAGCTAGCATCTGTCCAGGTTATTGTGGTACTGTTGTCTGTAGTTGCCACTGAATATTTGTAGGATGCTTGGAACTCACTGCTTACATATAATTGAATACTTGGAATTACTGTGTTGGATAATGCAGCAACATCAAGTTGTAATGGGCGCCCGTCATAGTTAAACTGGAACTGCTGTCTTACTCGACTTGGAACTGGAGCAGTTTGCCAGCCCAGTTTACGCTGGTAGATAACTCGATCCAGATATTCTCGAACAAAACCCAAACTGATATTTTTGGTATAGCCTACACTATCTACAGTATAGTTAAAAGTGTCAGTGTATAAATTATTGTTGAATACTATGTCGCCAATGTTTGACAGACTTAGATACTTGATGGCAAACCCCAACACCGGATCCTTGCCGTTGCTAGACGGCGCATAAGAAAATAATTTAGATCCTCTAAAATCACTACTGGGATATACAACAGGATCAGAAAAACTTACACCGTTGGCGTCATAGATATCAAACAAAGGAGCTTGGTTGGTTGAAGTTTTTTGTTGAGCAGCAATCCACTCAACTCCATCGAACCAAAAACTTTTACCTTGCAACGTAATTCCGCTGAGACATACTACACTATTATCAACTACTATATTACCATTGGTAGCTGGCACCAAATTGATCACTGGCTCAGCCATTAACGGAGGCACAGTGTCAGGTGTAATAAATTCCACCACATATATTTTATCACGCACATCTGGATCGTCATCTACAGCAAATATAATACGACTACCGTTTATTAAATTGTAGCCATCAACACCGTACCCGGTGGCTCCATTGACTGTGCTAAGAGCATCTGTATTTGAAAAATCAATGATGTCTACAGGTTGTTTGCCTTTGGTACCAAAATCAAATAATCGAGTTCCACTTCGGAACTCTAATATAGGACGTCGAGCTCGTAGAGCATTGTCTACAACCAGCACACTGTTATTGTATGCGGCTGATTGTTCAATTACACTAATATGGAACCAACGGTTACTCCGTGTCCACGGGTTTAAATCTGGGCTTGCACGATTAATGGTCAAATAGTCTGGCAGTGCAGGTTGATTTAAACTGGCATCGTAGTTACCAAAATCATAAAGAGTGCTGTCATATGGCACCGAACTGCTTTGTGTATAAGTTTCGGGTGTCACAAAGTCTGTGACCGGCAATAACTGTATGGCCGTGCCTACTCCTTCAACATAATAACTATTTCCTTGATAACCGACTGGAACAACAGACCCAATAAATTGAACTTTAAGACCGTTAGTAAACACCACCCCATTAGGACTGGTGTAATTTTTCTTGCCAACGATATCTGCAATATCTAATTCCTCAGCAGCACTTTGATTAATGAGATTTATTTCACCAAAGATGCCAGGATCAATACCATCCTGATAGTATAGTCTATTTCTTGTTGCTGCCAATAATGGAATTTGTTGGAAGGCGCCTGTTTCATCCTTATACCAACCGGTATTGGAATACACTGTGCCAAATTGTATGCTGAATTTATACAAGTCTGGTATGTCATACACACTGGTCAAACGCATATACTGGCCACCGCCCTCGGCGGTTATGTATTGTATCTGCCAAACACTGCGCTGTATTGCAACGTCTGTGATTGGTGTAGTTTGATCAAAGTCTACGCTGTCAAACGACCCAGGACCTGCTATCACTGGAGTTGCAGGTGGTGCGGTTCTAACCAATGGATCAAACTGTGACTTGATCAACCAGCCACCATCGGTGGGATCTGAGTCCGGTTCTGTGAATACAATCGTACGACCTTGTAAATTTGTAATACCGTCAATACCGTTGGGATTTTCAGCTAAAAACTGATCAACAAACACATTATTAAGTTGATCAAATTGCAAATCAGTTATGAGATTTACTTGGCCATTGTTAGTATCAATTAAAGGAAGATCATAATAAAAATCTTGGGCATCACTTAGTGGAACCGCAAAAGTTACCGTGCCGAGATCAATGCCGTTGTTGGTTACGCCATTGACTGGGCCAAGTCTACTACTGATGTTGGGTGTGCTGGGTATGCGACCGTTTACTCCAGGGTCGGTTTGAATCCAGAAATCAGGACCTGTACCAGGTTCAGCATCTACAATAGTAAACATGCCTTGCATGTTCATCTGTGTAGAATTATTGTAGTATAATGTGTTGGGAGCGTTCTGCGGCACAACAAAAGTAATTGTTCCTGTAGCAGCACCATTGTTGGTTACACCTTCAGTGAACAAATTATTAATGCCCAGAGTTTGTTGTGTCTTGATAAAAAATGGCAATGCTGGTGTAGACACCAATGTAAACGTATAGGTATTGCCACGTACCAATGTCAAGGTAGGATTAGTTTCGTAATCAATTACCCAAGCACTGGTACCTTGATTCGAGACACGGAAATTGACGCTACTGGCTTCATTTTGTGCTACCTGGAAGGTGTAATTTCCACCACGAACCAATGTCAACGTAGGGTTCTCACCAGATATACCTGTGAATGTATAAGCACCATTGGCTCTGGTGACTACAAAGTTGTCAGTAGTGGGCACGGCTCCGGTAAACACGTCAACGGCATTTGGACCGCCTGGTAACCAGTAATACTGTGCGTAATTAACATACTTGTCAAAATCTACAAACGGATCCCAAGCATAATATTCGCTGGTATAAAGTTGATCAGCATTCTGTGTGACGGCACCTTGCAGATTCAACGCATCTGTTATGCCAGGATATGTTATAGCATCAACTACCTTCTTACTGTTGGTTGGGTCAATCTGAACTACGCCGGGCTCCAGTTGATAATTGGTTCGAGTCGCTGTGGGTTCTGCGACATAGTAATCTCCGGGAATAACTCCAGGACCAACACGGCGTCCAACAAATCCTTGTATTTGTTTCAGTTGTGGTTCTTGGATCAGTTGATCCAATGTGGCAGCTAATACTTGTCTATTGGTAGAGGTCTGAAAGATTTCTGGTAAGAAATCTACCGATCTGGTGCGGGCCATTAAATTACTCCACTGCCAGGAGCAGTTCGTATATTGGTACTAGTTAATGCAGTAATTACTTCAACGTTTTGCACAGTGGCTCCGTTTACAAATATTTGATTAGGCGCACAACGAATCTCGTATAAACTTCCAAAATACTTATCCTGGTTGAGAGGAACCAAAACTACACTACTAACAATGCCGGCCAACTTGTCATGCAAGAAACCTGACAATTCTGAGAAGTAGAAGGTGTCGCCAAAGTCCCATAGATCCAGGCTAAAATATTGATTGAGATATTGCACTACCAAGTTCTGAATTTCACTGGTACTGGCTACACTCTGTGCAGCACGAATCACTTTGATTGTGGCCTGAAGTTCTGGCAAGGCCTTGGCGCCGAACAGGGGTTGGAATTGCACACTGTTCAAGATCATTGTGTCTGATAACATTTTATAATTGTTTAATCCAGCATAGGCTGTGTTTAAAAAATCAAGAGTTGGTGGCTGTGGCTCAATGACTGTTCCTGTAGTATCTTGTATGTAATTTGTGTAAGCAATATAATATTCGTTAGTTACAACATACACGTCAATGATGTTGGTAGTGCCAGGATCAATTCTGTTGGTCAATGGACTATTGTGTCTGTATTGAAAAAACAAGTTTTGGCGACCAGTTTGAGCAATATACTCTGTAGTTGCTTGTAATGATCTAACACCGGTTGAGACATCTGCCACTAATATATAAAATACTTGATCTGTGTAGGTATAAAATACCTGACCAGGAGTATACTCAGCCATGACCACTAACACATCATTTTCCGTGGCATACTGACTGTTTACTATGCCTGAATCAATCAACACATATCTTTGTAAATTATCAAAATCCACAATGCGTTTTAAAAATACCCAAGGGCTTGCGGCTGACGCAGGATTGGGTACGGGCCCAATTATCTCAGAGAAAAAATCTGGATTGTCAGGCACACCATCGTTGTTTCTGTCAGAGAAACTAACCAACACTTGATAATCATCTACTAGGCCGTCAATTTGTATAGGTTGTCCTACAATTTTAGTTATAATATCTGAACCCAGTGGTAATGCTGATGTGGGTTGACTATTGGTTTTCAATACGTTTATAAAATCACTAATGGTTGTGCCAGTTCTGCTGTCATACACCAATTGGTCGCCGCTAAAGAAAAATCTAGTTTGAGTCACACTTCCAAAATAATAATCAAGCGCACGGAAACTAACAGTATAGAATCCGCTGTTGAACACATATTCAATAACCCAACTTGCATCTAATCCTGCGCCGGTTGTGTTGCCAGCGTAAGTCTGGCTCCAATCGGCATCAACATTTAAATTTGTTGTGGTTATTAGATACCATGTACCTGGGGTACCGGTAATGTTTCCTAGACTATCATAGCCCAGGCCAAAATTTCGTTTTAGCGCAATTTGTTCGGCCATACTGGTCTGCAGGCTAGTTGGTAATTCTTTGACAAAGATTGGTATAACTTGGGTAGCAATTGCACCAGTGGGCACATACTGATTTAATACAACAGGCCCTAGACCGCTGGGGAGATTACCTTGGCCTTGATTGGTTCCATCAAGATATATTTCTAAAGGACTAGACCAAATAGTAAGTTTTTCATCTGCTAAAGTTGGCGAACCAACTTGTAATCGATTGTTGGCATCAAAATAATAACCAGCAGGTGCAGCAAATTTTACAAGGCTGCCTACAGTGATGTATTGAGCGTTGGACGACGAAGTGCCGTTGATTGGTACAGGGTTTCCTAGGCTGTTTACAAAATAACCAGTGGCACTTCCAGCTTGGCTGGTGCTGAGTCGCCAACTCATTGACAAACTAGTCAATGGTGCGCGAGGAAATTGTGCATAATAAAATTGTTGTGCTTGACTTTTAGCCAGCAACGGTTGCACTTCATTTAAAATAACACTATTGGTTTCGTTACTGGTTTGTGTAATGAACTGGAAAGTGGGCAAGCTATAGTTTTGATACAGGGCTCCATCACTGCTAAAAGTGTTGGTGCTGGAATATTTGCCAGTGTTGTCTACTAGATCAAGGTACCGACTAACTCCAATACTGGCGCGATTTAATGCTTTGCTTTTTAAAATTGAATTGTAGGCTGTATGCGGAAAGTTATTGTAATCTTCACCATTGACCATACGATTCTGTGTATAATATCTTGCAGGAGCATTGTTTTTAATTTGTGCAAGAGTCTCACGTGGTTGTGCATTTGATACTGGTGTTGTAATACCACAGGTAAATGTCAGCGTTTGCAATTGTCCAGTGCGACTTACGTAGCTGATGGGTATGGCAATGCTTTGCATTTCTTGTGGATTGATAATATATTGCAATCCGTTGCTGGCGCGAACATAGTTACGGAAAGTGCCAACTGGGATGTCGCTAAACACTCCGTCGCCAAAGGTCAATGTTATTTGATCATTGGTTCTACTGGTCACACTAAACAAGGGGCGACTGCCAGGAGCTGTTTGTTCTGCAGCTGCGCCATATACACTAGGAACATAGGTCCATTCAGTGGCAATACTGCCAACATTATCTAATTGATATAACCAAACGTCTGTATTATTGACCCCTTCGATGTTGATATCTACTGTTCTATTGCTTACACGATCTGCCAAATTAAAATCTTGATTTTGCAGTGTGCCTTGCTTGAACAAGAAAAAATATCCTGTATTGGCACTGGCAAATCCCAATTGATCGTTGCGGAATAAAATATTAAATCTTCCGCTGGGCTTTGGGCTAGGCTCATACACATAATCTTGCCCAACAATAGTGGAAGTAACTGCTTCAAATGGCATGTTAATGCCATCCACTGTGGCAGTATACGGTACCACGGGCAAGTAGCCTGGCACAAGATTAATACTGTATTCAGCAGTGTCAACTCCAAGGATTGTGGCTTTAGCCCCAGGAACGCCTACTCGTTGTGCATCGATCAAAGCGGCATTTATAATTGCTGTGAACTGTTCTTGCCAACTAAAGTTTGTAGGGTCTGCCCAGTTAACTGTTACATTGGCGAGGTCAATACCATTGATATCCGTGACATCTTCTGTGGTTGAAACTGAAAATACTTTGAGGTATCCTGATGCTTCTATATTGCGTTTGGGAGTATAACTGACCAAGTTGGCCAGTCTAACCACACTGTCTCTACGTTCAGCACTGTCGATGTAATTTTCACGTGTGTTTAGATCGGTACGGAATGCCAAACTCTGACCCATAAAGGCCATAACGTCTAGCAGGGCAATAAATTCTGAACTTTCAATATAGTCATTGAACGTTTCTGGATAATACAGGCGCAGATAGTCTACAAAACTTTTACGTAAGGTTTCAAAATCATAGCTTTGAAAGTCAGCCTCTTGGTACGTTTGATAGATTCTTTTCCAATCTTCAACGCCAAAAATTACTGTTTGTCTTGTAGTAGATGCCATAATGATCCTGTGTTCTTGTATTTATGGAAATCAAAAACGGCTCAGTTAAACATAACTAGCACGACGTTGTTGTTGATTAAAAAATATACTCAGTTGTTGTGCAGTAGTGTTGGGGACTACGGCCAACTGCACCTGTATTAATATTCCATTTTCCTGTGGGAAAACCTGTGTATCAAATACTTGTATACGTGGGTCATATCCAGCAACTCGTTGGATTTCATTTTCTATAGCAGTAACTAATGCAGGCGACTGGTTTTCAAATAAATTATCCCACAATGTGGTGCCAAATTGTGGGCGCCCTGGCAATTGCCCTTGTCTAATGTTTAAACCATTTAGCAAGTCACGTTTGACCAAAGCTTCATCTAATAATGTAAACTTTTTATATTGATCTTGAGTGTTAAATCCAATAAATGTTGGCATAGTCTAGTATTTAACCCTGTCTTGACCCACGTGAAAAACGGAAAGTTCCATCATCTAGGTTGCTTGGCAACACAGTTATATTAATATTTGCAACATTGGCTATTAACTCAGCCGCAGCAACCGATGCAACAATGTCAGCTTCTATGGCCACAATATTGGCATACTCTAATGTAGGTATTTTAGGATTGTCAATGATATCTGCGACTGCTTGATCAATTTGATCTCTGACTATGGTGTTGTCGGAGCTGACTGGTGCTGCCGCTAGCATCAATTCATCACCATAAGTAGAGACAAAATCTATGGCATAAATTCCTTGTCTGCCTGCAATTTCTATAGCTGCGGCCAACTCAGAATTTGCTGTTCCTTGTAGATAAGCAACAACTGCATCAACTCCATATCTTACTGCAGGTTGCAAGAAAGCAGCAATATATCTAGCATCTTCATCACCAACAATTACTGTATAATTGAGTAGCCCTTGAAATGCTCCATCATACAATGCCGTTTGGACTTGCTCTTGCAAGATAGGAGAGTCTAAATAGTCGGTCAAACTATTGATACTATATGACCCAGTCCATACAGCCGGGGAGTTTAATACAGTAAAAGTTATAGCAGGATCAGTTATAAGATCCAAGGCAGCAGGTTTTATTAGTCCAACCAAGACCAAATTATCTGGAGTTTGTCCATAGAGACCTACTCCTCTAGTGGCTATGTCGGCGCCAGCATACACTGCTTCACCATTGGTAGCAATGTACCAGTCTGGTAATAATTCTCCAGTTGAATCAACTGATGTATACTCAGCGGCCGCACGTGCCTGGGCTATGAGTGCTGTAACTTGTCCTGTGGTTAAAATAGTGGTCATGCTGTCGTTGGTACCGTTTGAGTTGCTGGTTTTGTTCCAAGGAATCCAGCTTTGTTAACCGGAGATATTACCGGCCTTGCGGCGATTCTATTAAATGCACTTTGTGCCAATGCAGTATTATTTGCCACAGTTGGAACAGTAACACTGCTGGTAGATGTGGCCGAAGCAACGGCATTGGCTGTTGTATCATTTAAATTAGTAGTGACATCAACTCCGCTGTTGTGTCCTTTAAATGGTTCATGTGTAGGAGCTCTAGTGACAATGGTCGATAATACTCCAGGCTCCGACGTCCACCCTTTATTGGCTATCCATCTAGTGTCAGCTAATTTATATCCACTCATGCTGGCCACCGGGCTAACTGATGCCGCAGATCCACCATTCAAATTGATAACTGACGCCTTGAGATTTAAACTTGATCCAGCATTCCAACTGCCAGACTTGCTTTGTAATGCCAATGCACCATCGCTTCGTATTCCAACCCGGGTTTGTCCATACATAGATATTGACTGAGCGGTACTCATGGTAATACCTGCAACCCCTTCTAACTTGAGTTGAGCATTGGCTTTTAATTTAATACCGCCACCGGCATACATATTAATATCTTTGTCGGCATGTAGATTTAATGTGCCTTGGGTTCTTACATTAACTGAATTGGTGCTGTAAAGATCTATTGTTCCGTTTTGTCCTAACTCAATCCAGCTCTGTCCATTGGCGTGGCAAATATAAAAACAATTGCCGTCATCGCTCATGGTTATCTGATGGCCTTTGGCTGTGCGTATACGAACCAGGGTATCTTTGCCTGACAGGTCGCCGTCGTCCATGACCAAGGTATGACCGCCCATGCGACCAATTACCACTATGTCTTGCGGTTTAACTGCACCGGTTTCTAACTGTTTCTTAATAGTTTCTGGTTTTAATCCGCCTTGGTATATGGGCTTGCCAGGAGTGCTGATTCCGTATACCGAACTAGGACTTTCTCGTTGACTACTGCTTTTAATAGGTCCACGAACAGTGTCAGTGATTAATCCTTGCTGTAGAAACGTGCCGGCAATGACATTTTGCACTGGCTTCTGCTGATCATAAAACTTGGGATTTTGATTAATACCAGTATTCAGTTCGTTAATTTCTACTACTGGTAATTGTTTGGCATCATTGAAGAGACCTGACGCTTTGGCTGTGCTTGATAGTGCATATTCTTTTGTATCCACTGCACCAATTGCTGGAATCATACGGTTGATTCCGTTTACAGGTATACACCCTACATAGAAACCTTTAGTAGGGTCTCCGCCTACAAAGAAACACAATACCTGAACTCCGATGTCTGGTGGTGTAAACCACATTCCATAGCTGTTGCTGTTGCCAGGATATGTGCCAACTCCGGCGCTGGTTCCCAACGGCGCTGTTGCTCCGTAAAAAGGCGGACAATAACTCACTGTGCGCCACAGACTAGGCTCACCAAGATTAGGTGTGCCATCTTTATTGGTAGCACCAAACTGATCAATATACACTTGTAGTCGTCCGCTGCGAGTAGTATCTACATTACTGACCACAGTGCCAATAAATGGACCCATTTCCGCAGGCATACCACCACGATCAAATTTGTAGTTCTCCGGGCGACCTCGACTTCTTTGTGTATTCTCTGACATGTGTTATCCAAAAAAATCATTTAAATCTGCCGGTGTGCTTTGTGGAGCATCCAACAGACGTGGTGTTTCAGTGTTTGAAGCTGACAGATATTCACTAGTCGATGCACTATCACCAGAGTCATCTGTACCTGCCATAATCTGATTACTTAGCGGGTTTACCACTGGTGGCCTTTCAATTTCTGAAATTTGTGGTATACCCAGTCTGGCACGAATAATAGGATCAGTAGGATCAGCACCGCCTAGAGCCGCTATTTGTTCAGTGGTCAATCCATAATATGGATCCACTACAGCGGCTTCTCCTGCTGTGTTCACTGTGTTGTTTAATTTTGATGGCGAGGTTATTGAGCTGTTTAATATGCCTATTACTTGACTACTGCTAGTAGGTAATCCAGGAAGTATCGACGGTCTAGTTGACTGGCCACCCAATTTGTTTTGTGCTAGATAGTTCACAGCAGCGTTTGTTACTGCATTTACTGCTCCATTGACTGTGGTCGGCATCCAGGCCGGCATTGCAAATCCGCCAATGGCTGCAGTTGCAGAAGCACCGACTCTGCTAGAACTCAAAGCAGTAATGGCCTGTTGTTGAAGAAATTCTGTAGCAGCTGCGGCCGCAGCATTGTCTGCTGTGGTTTTTTCTAGCAGTATACTGCCTTTGATTTCTTGTGTAAATTTACCTTTGGCAAAAGTGCTATAACATTCTTTGGCAATAAATGTTCTGTTAATTGCGGCTGGTCCGCCGGCGCGACCAGTTAGTGCAGTAGCATCAGTGCTGGCACCGGACGTTGAAGAAACTGCTTGGCCAGTGATTGTTTGTAATCCAGTATTGAGATTATAGTCATCAGCTGAGTTGAATGCAATACGATACAAAATTTGTCCAGCATCAAAATTTATTGTGCCATCAGCTAAAAAAGAACTGAAATAATCAGAACTACCAATTGGACGTCCAACAAATGCTTCCCCTTGTTGTAACCAGGCCGGATCACCTACAATGGTTATTGAGCTTTCTTTAAAGTCTGCTGGATTAAACAATTGTTCAGCAGCATTGGCCACAGGTTCATTGGTTTTACCATCAGCGCCTTGACTGCTTTCTGTGCTTCGTGTTTGATGACTTTGTTGAATTTGATCTTCAGGCGCCGTTCCTGACCCTGCACCTGCTTTGTTAAAATTAATGCCAGTCAAGGTTAGGTAATATAGATTATTCAAGGTTTCTTCGTAATTTAATACCGAAGTGTTTTTACCAGTAAACCAATAGTTGTATTCTTTTTGCACTCCTGTAAAAGTTGGTTTAGGAAAGTATTGACTGTTAAGCTGTGCAATGCGGTATGGACTGATGATGTATTTGATATTATAGGCAAAGTCATTTCGCTTGGGGTCGTACTTGTCAAATTGCGGTGTGGCCTGAAGATTGATTTTGAACCAGGCTACATTTTTTGCGGCTGTTCCATTGCTTAATAGTTGTCCAGTTTTTTGGTCATAGGTAACCAACTGTTGGTCTTCAAGATAAGAACTATTACGAACAATTTGATCCAGCAGTTGCACAATCTGCATACCAGCTGTTGCACCTTGCGTCCGACTGTTGGTGTCTACACTTTGTTTACTACCTAACTTTTGATCAGCAGCTGTTGTGCCAACCGCGTTACTAGTTTTACTTCGGTCAATGTTCCCTGGTTTTTTTACCTTGGCATTTTTTAATGCTGCAGTGGCAAACTCCACAGAATAAACATCTGGATAGGTGTATGGAAAGTCAGCACCAGGACCCGATAACTCACGTTGATAATTGTTTAGTGCAGTTATTAGTCCTTGACGAATAGTCCCTCTTGAAATTACAGCAGCATTGGCTGGAGCTGGAGGATTGCTTGATCCTTCTCGATCTCGTTCTTCATCTTGACGATTTGGATTGTTTGCAACATCTAAACCGCCATTTATTAAATCATTCACAGATTGGCCGTTAAGTTCAATATTGTAAGGAATAGATCCACGTTTAGAACCCACGTTGATGTTGTAATGCACTCCAACGGCCTTGACATCATATTCGACCAATTTGCTACCTACTTTAAATTTAATGTCTTTGATCTGGATTGGGAAAAATTTTTCTACAAACGCATTGGCATCTGTATTTGTGTTGGCACTGTTGAGGTTGCCCGGTGCACCTCTAACCAAGTTGCCATTTTGATCGTAGCCATAAAATCGTATGACCATTAGATATACAATGCTGGACAAACTTTTTTTACTTGCTACATCTGGATAAAATTGTTGCGCCGCTTTGGTCAAGTTAGGAATAAGAGTGATACCAGTGGGCTCGGTTATGGTAAAGTCTATATCAACCACATTGTGACCTGATCCTGTTCCTTTGCCCATTATTTTAGATTGCAGTTTAACTGTTTCAATGTAATAATCGTTCCCAAAATAGGGTGTTCGACTTCCTGTAGGAATGCCTGCACTTTGCATTAACAGCGCACAACCGGTTAGATTTTTTCTCCCAGTAGAAACCATAGTTGTGTAGGCTTCTTTAGTAGTGAGATAAAGAGAAACACCATAGGTGTAACTGGCGTATTGATCTAACACATTTGGCAAGGGTGTTATTGGTGAATTACTGAAAATTGTATTGATTTCTTGTTGCGTCGCATTTGGAGTTTTTGCTTGGCCAGAATCTTCACCTGGTGCACCAACACCTATTTGTGTATTGGCCGGGGGTGCGGCCAAATCAGGACCTGGAATTATACCACTGCCTTCACGATTTATATCTAGTCGTCTAGGATCGTTGGCCGCATAAGCTGCCGAGCTCTGACCACCGCCTGCGCTGGTAGCCTGTGTTTGACTAAGTGGTCTGGTTGGTGCGTCAAGTCCTTGATTCACATTAGGAGTACCGTTGGCCGAAGTATCCGGCGGTGTAGCATTGGTACCAGATGTAGTGTCAGGAACTGTGGCCAGTCGGCCATCAGGTGTCAGAACTTGTTGTGTGCTATTAGGTGCTTGTGGCAACGAACCCGGTGCCGTGGCTCCTTGGTCTTCTCTGACCAAGTTTCCAGAACTGGCAGTATTGACCTGGGCAGCTGATGCCAGCTGTGCTTCAAGACTGGCTATCAATACTTGTTGTTCTTGAACGTATTGTCGGTAAACAGGGTCGTTGGGGAATTGTGATACTTTGAGTTGATAATCAAACAACCGACCTTTGGCTCTGAACAATGCAACCTGAATATCTTCTACTGTGGCCATGTTAGAATCCCAGCGTGTCGCGTAGTGTGTTTATGGTAGGAAGATAAATGGTAATCCCTGCTTTGAAATCCAACGGTGGTGCTTGTAGCGTGTTAGGATTACGTTGATAAAATACCCACCACAAGGTTGGCGTTTGATACAAGTCAAGGGCTAATAGATCCGGTCTATATTGATAGGTCAAATTTATTACCATCTGCTGATCATCAGGCAGTTTTGGTATAGGTCTATTGACCATTGGGTTAAGATAAAACTGTGTGTAGCCTGTAGTAAAATAAGGACTGGTTGAATCATATGTGTTGGCCATTACCAAAATCCTCCTTTGAGTAGGTTACCATTGGCAAAACCTCTGAGACTGAATTGCTGGCTGACTTGACTGCGAGTCTGTACCGGCAATAACACGAGACTTACTTCCATTTTGGTAGGAACATAGGTAGGGTTGCCAGCGGCCAAACTGCCTTGTGGAGCAAACGGTGCTGTAACTGCGCCAGGAAATATTTTTTGTCCAAGACTTGATAGCCGTTGAATTGTGCTGGCTATTGGATTGCCCAGTGTTGTTTGTCTAGACCGAGCGGCCAATTGATTGGTGCCATTGACCACAGTGCTTTGAGCACGAATGTAGTTAACATCAGCGGGCAAGTTGTAGTTAAATTGTGATACTAAACACGGATGTTTGTTAAACTGGAAATCTCCCAGGCCACTTAAAAATACCATTGGTGGAGGTGTTCCACGTTGTGCGTCTTGTCCATAGAACATTTTGGTAACTGACCTAAAAAAGTGTATCACTGCCAGAAGATAGTTGGCCTCAACAGTGTCTTGCGCTGTAAATGTGGCTTTGATATTGATTCCGTCTATATAACTATTCTGATAAAAATACCCACGATAGTTAGAGTGTGTAAGATCATATTGGGAATAATTTGCCTTGTACGATGTGTCTATTGTAGGTGTATATGGAAATATAACGCCGTTGGTGTCACGTAACGGCCAGAGCAATGGTCCACAATCAGGTGCATTATACAAATAGTCAGATGAGTCGGCCAACTGCAACCTTACACGCCAATCACCTGTGGACGCATTATTATTGCTTTGAACTCGGGCTGTTTGTTGATTTTGTGCTTGTCTCAATAGACCTTGAGCTCTTGCGGCTGCATCGGCAATGGCAGTTGTAACTGCTGTGCCACCTGGAATTAACGCTGCGGCTGCGGCTAGTGCGGCCGCAGTTGACAACGGCTGTGTAGCCAAACTAGGATCATTGACTGTGCCCGGAGTATTGGTTTTTATTATTTGAGCTGCGGCATTGGCCAATGACCTTAATGTCAATTGTGGATCATCCGACGGTGATGGCGTAGCTGTTATTTTGCCATCTGTGCCAGTAGTCAGAGTCGACCCATCGTCAAATGTCTGTGTAGTTGACCCGTCTGGATTTGTTGTAGTTGTGGCTCCGTAATTGGTTGGTGCTGCACTGGCTGTAGGATCAGCTGGTGCTGGTGTAGCTTTTACCGTGCCGTCAGGGTAGGTAGTTAATGTAGACCCATCATCAAACGTTTGTGTAGTTGGAACAGGCGGATCAGCCGGTGCTGGAGAGGCGGTTGGCTTGCCATCAGCATCAATGGCCAAAGTAGAACCATCTTCAAATGTCTGCAACGACGATCCGTCATCAAATTGCTGGAACGACGGACCAGCATTGGTTGCTGCCGGCGAGGCGGTAGTGGTCAACGGTGCTGGTGG